TACCAGTAGCCGTGATGTTCGTGCTAGTGAAATCCGTGTACTCATCAATGAGGTCTGTTAGTATTGATTCAATCGTGCTGTCCGTGTAACTCTCATCAATGCGAGTTCTCGATAGGATGCCAGCATCACTATCCCCATTGATAATATAATTCGTACCTTCTGAGAAAGTGCTTATGTAACCTGAAAAGAATTGAGTGCCACCTATCTCAATATCAAGATTCTTTCCTGCTGTAACTGATTCTGGACAAGACCTAGCTACCCATAGCTGAGCTTTATCAATCGCTTCGATATCATCTCTGTAATCAACCCAAACTACATAGTCGCTGATATCCGTGCTTCCAAGCGTTACAAGTGGAACAGAACTCATATTTTGTAGCCCTCCATAAACTTCATAGTGAAATCATAGTACACGGGGTTAGCTCTGGTCACATTAAAATTCGTGGCTATCCCTTTGTAAGCAACACCATTTATAGTGAGAGTGAATTCTGTTACGCCTGTGGTATCAAGATTCGTGAAGTAAGTAGTAATACCCGTCACTTGAGATTCAAGTGTTGTTCTTGTAGCAAAGTCACCGCCTGTGCCTAACGCATCTCCAACCTTGAGGACTCCTTTGAGTGTCCATGCTCTTTCTCTTCCACCATAATCCATCAAAAATGTATCAGCAGCAGTACCAAGGGGTAAACTCATGACATCAGGTGAGCCACCACCACTCTCATTAATATTTTCAACAAGCCACCCGTTGATTGTTCTCGTTCCATCCCCTAAAGTAATCGTGCTAACCATGTGACATCCCTCAGTATGTAAACCCTCTTTTCAAAATTCCGCTTAGTTCTCGCTCTACTTCTTCTCCGAGCTGATTTGCTAAGTGGTTGATATCCATGTCACTATTGACATTCGCATTCACACTAATATTAACTGTGGTACCCCCACCGCTACCACTTCCTGCTGGCATGATTGTTTCTCCTGCGTGGATTCTAGCAAGACCAGTTGAAGTAACATGACCACCGCTTTGATGGCTGGTGAATGGTGCGAGGTTAGCTACTTGTGATGCGGATAGAGCGATAGTTAAGGCACTTGGTGAGAAGCTTGAAGAATTTGAACCGAATCCTGTTGTCCAGTTATCCGCTTGACTTGTTGAGCCACCTGTTCTACGGTCATAATCCATGACTCCCTCTCTTCCCCTTGATACTCTTGCTGCTGCGTTTGCTGCTGCGACTGCTGAATTCACCTTTGCTATCATCGCATCAACAGTGTCAATCCATGCTTTTCTGAGGACATCGAAAGCCTCTGCGGATAGTGTCTTCATATCTGTTTTCCACTTTTCGATATGTTTTATTGCTCCTGTCCTCATAATATCAACATTGTCTTTCATCCCAGTCATAGTTGTTTTGAAAGTTTTTGCTGCTTCCGCACCCACCCCAGGTATTAGTTCAAGTGCTGCGACCAATGAGCCACCGATAATATCAATGAGTAAGTCAATCGCATCGAAAACCGTGTTCACTATTGTAGTAGCTAATCCTGCTAGAGAATCAATTAATAAGTCTACTCCCCATTGAGCGACATCAATCATGATTAAGCCAAGTTCTTTGATGACCTCAAGCAACGGAGCCATCATCGCCACCATACCTAAAGTGCTTGCTTTGCCTATCGCTGTAAGTATTTTAGCAGGGTCACCACTCTGGAAAGCTTCTTTCTGGTCTACTATCGAGCCTTTGAACGCCATGATGAAAGGTCTGAAGAACATCATCATCCATTTCACTAAAGGAGTCAAGAGCCAAAGAAGAGGTAAAAGAGCTAAAGTTAGCATTATATCTAACGGCTTCAATATCAAACCTAAAACCTTCAGGATTGTTTTAAACATTTTCATGCTCAAATCGAATCCACCGAGTACGGCAGCAAGAACAGCTAGAACAGCAGTAACGATAATCAATATTTTCACAGCTGTCTTTCCGAGAACGCCTATGAGGTCTGCGATAATCCCATCAATGCCTGATTTATTTTTACCATCTTTCAAACTCTTTTCATTCATCAAGTCTGAGCCTTGAGTAGAATGTTTTATGGAGTCTACAATCTTCTTGGTGTTTGCTTTGATAGCATCTTGAGTTTGGTCTGATTCTCTTTGAAATTCAGCAAGCATTCCAGTACCAACAGAAGCAGTACCAGCACTACCGCCACCGCTAACTAAAGCTTCCAATCTCTTAATTTGTCTATCATCAAACTTTAAGGTCGCGCCGAGTGAGATTTTCTAGCCTCCATTTCCTGTTTCATGCTAACCGCACCAGCTATTTCCGTGAACATCAATACTACGACCTCTTCTTGGTCTTCTAGTCCACCTGCTTTTGGTAAGCATTTCAGGTCTTTACAAAGCCCATATAAATTGAGCCAGTAACCCGTTTTGTTATCGACTATTCGTAAGTCGTGGATTATGGCTCTACGGGCTTTTTTGTAACATCACCTACTTCATGAAGCTCTTTAACTGCTTTGTAAAGAACCATAACACTATTTTCTTCAATCTTGTCCATAAGTTCATCGAAAGAACCTATGCCTTCAGGGTACTTGCGACAAGCATCATGAATCTCTTGCATGATTGTTTTAATCCCCTGCTCTGCATCTACTTCCGTGTTCCCGTCTTGACTTATCTTAGCACCTTTCATCGCTGCTAATTGTCTAGCGAAGTAACTTGCTCCACTACGCGAACCTATTGTTACGACCCCACTTGTGCCGTCTGTGAAATCTATATTGACCTCCTTGGTCTTCATTATCAAATCACCTTGTTCCTTCCATTAGCCATCGTAGTAATCGTAGCTCGTTGTATCATAGTAATACACGGCTGAACTCTTGGCTATGAACGCGAAAGTCTGTGTGAGGACATCCTCTGCTGGTAGGTTGAAGCTGTAAGCATTGAACTTACATTCATCAAGCTCAAACTCAAAGCCTCTGTAAGCCACGGTTTCTGAGCCTGCTGCTTCGTTAGCGAACTTGAGCGTTGTGTCGAAAGCTGTTACCCCGCTAGTGTCCTTTGGTTCTGTTGCGGCTGCAACATCTGAGTAAAACTTCTCAAGCTCCGTGTCATCCTCGAAGTTCAGCGTTAGATTTCCTGCGACAGTTCTTCGTGAGTTAAGCAAGTCCTTCAGGATTCTGCCATCACCAGCATAAACAGGTTTGAGGTTGTTCGTGATAGTGAAGTCGAATGCCGTTACCTTTGCTTTCAAGCTGTCTGTGCCTGTGTCCATGACAGTTCCTGGTGAATGAAGCATCATCGGGCATTGCGTGTATTCTGTCACGCTTTTAGCTGCCGTAGTACTAACATCACTCTTTTGTCCAACGAAGCTAACTGTACTCGTAACAGGGTTATCCAAGTCCCCTCGGAAACTCTGAGAAGCTACCTTACAACCCACTACTTCTGTGACCTTATCAGTTGCGCCAATCTCGACTCCCGCGTGAAGTGAGAAAGCATCTTGAACTGTGTCATCATTAGTGTTAATCCAATGCTTGTAAATACCCGTTGTTGGCGTGTCTGCCGTTGGAACTGCTCCGTATGAACCGAGTGCGAAGTAAGCAAAACTGCCGTCTTGAACTAAGTAATCGAAGCTGCCCGTTATTCCGTATCTGCCTTCGAGAATACATTGAGTGTCACGATGACCAACACCAGTTTTCTCAATTAGATTGTTGGTTTCATCGGTTTTTACTGTTCCCTGAAGCAAACCTACTGTTTCCCATGTAGTGCCAAGTGTGCCGTAAGCTGCTGACTCACGAGCAACCACTACTCTGCCTTGGAACCCTGAGTAATCTGTCGTTTAAATCACCGTCCTATTATTAGAATAATTTTGTTGTATTTTCATGTCTATCACCTTTGCATTTGATTCGGGAAATACCCCGTTTTTATGGTTTTTAGTGTGAAATGCCCTAGACATCGGAATTAGGTTACTAGGGTTATTGTTAGTACAGTCCCCATCAATATGATGTGTCACCATACCCATCGAACTAAACACGCTCCACGGAACCTGCCATGATTTTTCTATCGCTTTGCGTGCTTCTACTGAGTAGTAGTGCGAAGTCCCACCTTTCCAACGAGATGACTTCTCGTGTACTTGCACTCCACGAATCCCTTTGTTCCAAGGGGTATTCCCTTTCAAGGAAGCGCTAATCTTTTGCTTTGTTGCTTCTGAGTGAGATTGGTTGTGCATCATGTATCACCTTTGTTTCAATGTTGTTTTTCTTGAACGCCTTAACTTTCGTCAAGGACTTTGCTGTTCTTACGAAATCAGAGCTGTTGATAGCTCTGTCAATCATGATGCCCGTGAACTCATATTCTTGTTGAGGCTCGACAGGTAAGCCATGGAATAGCCCTGACCTCCCTTTAGTGTATTTAAATTTCATGTTTAGAACCTCTGCTCGAAAAGTAGCCGGTATGTATCAATCTTTCCTGTTATCTTGTAATCTTTGTCGAATGGCTCAAGAGTTCCCCCGTCTTGGTTGATTGTCATTACTCGGTAGAGGTCACTCAGGTTGCCTAATAGTTGAGCGTTAATTAAATCGCTGATGTACGCGACCAGTTCGTTGCCTTGATAGGTCTTGCCTGAAATAGTGTATTGCTTGCCTCTTCGTACATGGATGCCTATATCATAAACTGCTGTGAGCCATCGACCAGGGTTCCCTCCTGCGAGAGGATTACTGAGCTGGGTTACAGGAGTGAGGCTGATGATAGGCATGGTAGCTGTTTTCTGAGGCATGAATGGAAATATCCATGTCGTTCCGTACCCATAATTAATGCTAATGTTATTTACGCCTACTGGTGGAGCTGTGTTGAATGTAACTACTGGAGCTTCGCCTGTGGTCTTAAAGTCAACTGTAAAGTCTTCAATGTATCGCTTCGTGGAACCATCCACAGACACAGCACCGAGGTACTTTCCTCCTGCGTGAGCGAGGGTGAACGCTGTGAGCACACCATTACCTGTAAAGGTTTCTGTGGCTGTGCTACCCCTGCTTCCAGGGTCAGTTATCTTGTATCGAAGATAATTAAGTATCATCTTCTCGATTTCAAGAGTGCTTGGAGTAGTCGTAGTCATAGTTTGCCCTCCGACAGCTTGTTCATAGTATCATAAATCGCTGGTCGAAAGAAAGGAATCGTGCTATTAGGGTTTCCTTCACCATGCTCTTGCTTTGCTTTCCAAGTGGTCTTCGGTGATTTAACAGAGCCACCCATAGCATACTCTACATAAACAGCGTAATCTGCTTTCTCATCGACATAAACCTCCCAATCAAGAAGCCCGTTCCGTTTCCACTTAATGCTTTTCTTGAGATTACCAGTTTCAAATGGTGCTCTTCTCCTAGCATTATTAGTGATGTCGATAGCTACGGCTCCGAGAAGTTCATCTAGCTCTTTAAGCATTTGGCACCTCTCTCTCGCAGTAAGCAGTTTGAATTGCCTTGGTGTCCTCATCATAAACAGACTTCGCTACAAGAACAGTGTAATTCTCTGTGCGATAAACAATTCGGTCACGCTCGCTTGTCAAGACCTCAGGTCGCATATACACCTTGATTTTCTGACCTGTGACCTCACCGAACATCTTCATTTCTTCTGCGTGAGGGAATAAGGTTACGACAGCATACTGAGTAGTACCACCATCAAATTGCTTGGATGTGTTTCCATAAGCATCCATGACATCGCTGACCGTATAAAGCGTTACAACTGCCTGACTGCCCAGTGTCTTTATGTCATCGAAGACATCATTTGCTAACGCCATTTCCCTAATCCTCCTTGGACTAAGCAACAGCTGGCTTTTGACGCATCACCTTGAGTATCGCATCGTATTCTTTTCTGAGTTGGGTGGCTGTTTCACGCCATTGCGTGTATGGTTCTCCTTTCTGAACACTTAGCCCTTCTGCTGTGTAGCCTGTAATATCCGTATAACTCTCACCAACGATTCTACTGACCATCATCAAGGAAGCGATGACAGTTGAAAGCCTCTGAACTAAAAGAGGAACTCGCATCTGTACGACAATACTATTGTCGTTGTGTGGTTGATAAAGAGTGTTCACAGTAATTGATGTACTGTCTTGACCTGTGATTAGAACTGTTTCATTGTAACCGCTAGTGCCATGAATCTTCACATAGTAATCTGTTTCCATTCCTGAAGCACTATCAACAACGAAAGTAGTTTGACCTGCTTTTGTCGAACCATTCAAAGCAGTTTCTGTTGCAGTTTCCTCCATGTCACAATACTCATAATCAATAATGTTAGCTTGGTCGTGGTTATCCCACTCGTTAGCTTGAGCATCGTTATCGAGATGGAGTCTTCCAGCAGGGTAAATCTTCACATACTCTGAACTGACTTCAGTTCCGTAAATGAAGGTCTGCCTCACTCTTGTTACGGGGTAGCGACTTACAATAATCTCCTGACACGAAGTAGTGTATTGGTCGAGCTGGTCGAGTCTTCGCTTCGGTTGATAGGTCGTGTTTAACAACCTGTCAACTTCAGCATCCGAGCTAGTGATAAGAGTGTTGACATCAGCATCGCTAATCTTGTCACTCCCAATACCTACCGCAGTCCGAACTTCCGCAAGATTTGTGTAAGAGATATTATCCGCCACCTTTGTTGAAGCCATGGAAAATCATGTGACATTCTTTACACATAGTTTTTCCATTGCTTAATTTGAATCGTAGTTCAGGATATTGGGCTTGTGGCTGGATGTGGTGAGGGTGTATTTCGCCTCCGCGTGTTCCGCACTCTTGACAAGTGTAATTATCACGCTCGAATACATCTAATCTCCATTTAACCCAAGCTCCTGAGTTTCTGTACTTCTTGCTTTGAGAAGTAATCCCTCCTTGCCAGTTCCAATGGTTCTCTCCTTTTTGTTCTGTTCCACCCACAAAATTATCGTTAATCGCTATATGTCGACCATTATTCCAAGCGGGGTGTCCTTTCTTGAATGCTTTTGGTGGAGCTTTGATGCGTGAATCTGTTTCTTTCGTTAACCCTTTGTTCCATGGACTTCTTCCATGAAGTCCACCAATAGATTTATTGGAGTTTTTCATACCTAATGAAATAGCATTCTTATGCTCTTCTGATAGGCTTAGTCCTTGATTCCAAGAAACCTTTTCACGCACTTAACAATCATCCCTAGTAAGTTTTCTTCTTTCGCCTCGATATGGTGGTCGAGGGTTTTTTTTTAGTCGTAATAGCTGGCTTGGTCACAGCCTTTGGAATAGTAGGAGTAAGACCAAGTGTTTTTCCAACGATTTCATCAAGCTCAATGTAATCACCAGCGTTCACGGACACATGAATTGATTCTGGTCCGATAGCGCCGTATCGCCTTGAGATTGTTTCTCCCGTTTCATTCTTGAACTTCATCTTAACTCACCTACTATTGTATATCAGATTCACGCTTATGCTACCATCGACATATTGTGCCGCTGTAACATTCGCTCGAACTAGGTTGTGTGGCGTAGAAGTCACATTCACATAGTAGGTGCTGTTAGCACTCAATACTGCGCTTGTGTTCTCGCTGATAATGTACCAGTTCGTTCCATCCGCTGTTCCTTCGAGGTTCACGGAAGCTCCAGTAGAGCTACCCTCAATGAAGATAACCAAACCATAGCTCCCGACAACGCCCTGCGTTGATAAAACCTCACCTGCTCCGCTAGCTACTACATCCGACAAAAGCTTTTCGTTTCCGCAAGACATACTTTAACACCTCACAATGTGCTGTCATAGCAAGGTATGTAGTAACTCGCGCTGTTGCCGATATAGACAGTCAGATAAGCCGTGCTGTAAACTGTCGACTGCGATGCTGTGATAGCAGCAGCCGAAGTGGTGCCTATTTCTCCGAGAGAAAGCGTACTCAGCTCGTGTCGAGTCGTGTTCCCTAGATTACCCCACTTGATTCTTTTACGCACATTACCTGCAAGACCTACACCTTCTTTTGGTGCTGATTCACTTGTAGCCATTTTTATTCACCTCTAGTAAGCCGATATGAGATAAGTTCTCACAGCGTTTGAAGTTGTGCCACCAATTGTGATGGTTAGACTTCCAGCTGACACAGCGGTTGTCGGAGCTTCAGTTTCAACGACCTGTCCTGTGGTCGTTTCAACGAAGCCCTGAACCCCGTCGATAAGGGTGCAACCAAGCGCAGTCAAATCGACTACGATGGTGTCACCATTATCTGCCGTATCAGCGGTTTTCACCTTAAAGAGTTTCAAGCCAGTTGAAGGCGTGAATACGGTCATGGTTCCTGTTTCGGCTGCCATAGTATTCACTCCTTCAGTAAGCTGTTACCCAAAAGGTTCTTGCCTTGTCGTTTGTCGAGCCTCCGATGGTGATGGTTAGAACGCTGAGCAAACAGGTTGTGGAAGGTGCTTCTGTTATGACTACCTGTCCTTCTGTTGATTCAGTGAATCCAACTATACCGTCGATGTTCGTGCATCCGTAAGGTGTGAGGTCAACAGAGATGGTGTCTGTGTCATCAGCTGTGTCAGCTGCCTTCACCTTAATCATGGTTACACCGATGGCTGGCAACATCTCAGTTACAGTTCCTGTTACTGCTGGCATCTTTAATCACCTTCACGCGATTTCGCCAACGAAGCTGTTGAACGCGGTGTTCTTGCAGATAAGTGCTTCATACATCTTCAGCATGAATTTACCTGAGTCGTTAGTCTTAGCGAGGTCTTCGTAGGTCATATCCTGAAGAACTCTCATTTCCCACACGCTCATATCCAAGAAGTAAATTGCTTTGCTTCCAGATACATTAGAGAGGTTCATGCTAGGAATAACAGGGATAGGACCAACCATCGTTTCCAGAGTCAAGTGAGATGAAACACCAAATGGTAGTGAGGTGGTCATGTCGCTAGGTCTGTAATTGAATGTGTCAATCATTATCTTCCTGAGGTCACCGAGCACAGCACTTGAACAAACAGCAAGGTTTGGTCTGCCCCCGTCATCGAAAGCGTACTGGATAGCAGTTTCAATGTCATCGTAAGAGATAGCCGTGGTGTTCAGGTCAACCTTGTTGGTTGTGCTCTGAAGGGTTGTGATGCCGTCGAACTCAGAAGCAGTTGTTGACTTGTCACCGCTAACGATGAGAGCTTCTTCCTTCTCTCTGAGCGCACGAGCCTTCACAATAACTTCTAACTGCTTTGCGTTAGGAGCATTTGCTGGGGAAAAAGAAGTGCCTTGTAGCCCTGACCCACCAGAGGGCTGGAAGCCTTCAAGGATATAGCTAGGCATTGCTGCTTGAGCTTGTCCTGTCACGCGACCAACGGAGTACAAATACTTCATTGTCGTGCTTGCCCTGTCGTAAGTGTCATCTGCTTCAGGCAGCGCAGCGTCTTCTGCGGCTGAGTAAGCAGCGCCCTTCGCTGTGAGCTGGTTGTAGTCAGCAGTTCGACCAACATTAGTAACTCTCGGTACGAGTTCAACAAGAGGTGTGTACTTCCTCGTGGTGTCCACGATGCGAGGGTCAACATAAATTGGTGTCATTGCGTAACCCGCTGTTCCTGCGCCTCCAGCGATGCTCGTCAGAGCCTTCGACTGGATTTGCTCTACGCCTTTAGTGTAAAGGCCTTTTAGTTCTGGTCTAGCATCTATGCCCACCCAAGGATTAGAATAGCAAGTACCATCTTCCAAAGCACCGAATGACTGAGCGTAGGCTGATTTAGTGTTAATGTTTTTGAAGTTTCCTGTTTCTGCCATGTTAAATCACCTAAATTGTGTCAAGGGGTTCAACACCCTTGGATTTGAGTTCAGCAACCGACTCCTTCATGTTCTCGGTTACAGCTTTGTACTGAGGTTGTTCGAGCTTCGCTTTGACCTCTGCCAGCTCAGTTTCCAAAGCAATCTCTTTCTCAGATTTAACTTCGGTTGTGGCTTCTGCTTCAGGAGCAGCAGCAGGTTCAGGTTCAGCAGTTGGCTCTGGTTCCGCAGCTGGTTCGTCCTTCTTTTCTACTTCTTCAGTTTTGTGGTCGAACTTTGCTTTGAACTCAGCTAGTTCATCTCGGAGTGCTTTGACATCCGCTTCTGCGTTGTAGGCAGGAGCTTCGTCTTTAACTTCGATTTGTTCTGCTTTTTCTTCCATAGTATCACCGTTTGAATCAAGGCTCTCTAATGACTTCATCATAACATCAGTCATGACTGCTTGAGGGTTCACAGGGTTTCCTGTTAGCGCCACATTCATTAAATTAACCTTGTTAAGCATTCTGATTTGATTACCACCTTTCATTTCGTGTGATGCCTGTGTAGGCACATACGCGATGCTGAAAGCATCCATGAAGCCATTCTGAATGTTGCTCTTCACTTCAGAGTAATCGAGGACAACATTGCTCTTTGAGTCGAAGCGTTTGTAGTTCTGGTTCATCTCTGCTTTGACTTTCAAGCCTTTGCTGTCAAGTGAGTAGTCTGTAATCTTGGCGATGGGCATTATTGTTTTGCCGTACACGCCTTCTTTTCGGTAGGTTTCGTGCTCAATATCCATTTTGATAGAGCGTGATTTCATTTGCTCGAACATATCTACCATACAGCTCTTGGTCACGACATCCCCTACGAGGTCGAGGTCTTCGGTGCTGATATAGCCTGTAACAAAGTCCTTGTTACCCTCTGTTTTGAGCTGTATTCCCCTTGTGGTGTTGAATGCGAATAAGCCTTTTTCCTCTATTTCAGGCTTCTTTTTCTTCTTCTTGTCCGTTAGTTTCTTCACACTATCCATTAAACAGCACCCTTGAGGTGGCTGATGTTCGTATCTCCTTTATAATGGCTTCACTTTTCTCTTTCGATTTTGTCTAGCTTGTCTTCTATGCTCTTCACTTTATCATAAATTAGTTTGAGAAACTTGGTTAATTCTTTATCCGTCACTCTTGCACCTTCTTAACAGGATGGTAATTCAATGAGCATCGGCAGTTCGGGTGAAGTGGAGGAACGATTACAGAGAACGAACCACTCGTAAACATTTCATCCATGCTCTTAATTTCATGGTCAAGTCGTCTGCAATAAGGACACAGCTTCTTGTCAAAGAACGCATCCCACTCTTTATTGAGCTTTAGCCCGCTTGTTTCTGCTGCTTTGAACTGAGCGAAGTTATCTGCTCTGCTTATCTCTGTTTCAACAATCATCTTAGCTCTGACCTGATTGCCTTTCAGTTGCTTGCGTACCTCGGCAATAACATCTTTCACAGGCTCGTTGTTAAGCATCTTGCGTTCTATGGTAGCTTTTATCTTAGCCTTGGTTTCGTCTTCCATGTTCTTAACGAGTTCCAAGCCGTGATTTCTCATGAAGTCAATTGCGAGAGGGTCAGCCTTGATAGGCATTTCTAGTTGGGATTCAATCTTCTTGTGACCATTCAAGAAACTCTTTGTAATCATATCTGTTAGCCTAACGCCTAGAGGGTTCAAGCTAATCATGAGGTCAATGACTCTTCGAGCAAACTCAGGGTCAAGAGCCTTCATGTTCGTCAGAGGACTATTCTTGTCGTTAGTTGGAGTGGCTACCGTGTAGTACCGATTGAGGAAAGCTACGATGTCTTTCTCTGTGGTCTTGATAGCTGAACTGAACTCTTTCTCTAGGAGCGTGTAAGGTATCTCGAACTCACTAGGGATTAATGACTCTCTTGAGCTGAAGGCTTTACGCCAAACAACTATTCGCCCGTCTTTGTGATACCAGTTCTGTTCTCCGTGGTCGTGAGCGCAATCATGGGCTTTTTTTTTAACTGACTTCTCTTCAGCCATCTCTTTCGAGAGCTTGTCCTGTTGCTTTCCAGCGTCAGGTGTTGGGTCTTCTTTCTCTTCATCTGGATTATACTTGCTGAATGGATTGTCCTCGATAATCTTGTCCCCGCCTTCGAGTGGGTCGAGGTCTTGCTCTTCACGAATCTCGTTCACCGTGCGTATCTTGTTGCGTAACTGTATCTCGTAGAGCTGGTGCTTGCGAGTATCTTCATCAAGGTTGTACCTATCGAACTTGAACGCGAGGTTCTCTGACCCCTTGAACTCAGGCAGTAACTCGCTGTTAATGTGATGCTCGATGAGAGAGAGCATAGGCATGATAGCCTTTCTCCTGAACACAGTTGATTGAACCACTTCAGTAGCCTTGTTCGAGTCCTCTGTGTACCCTAACTCGCTTGGCGTTACGCCGAAGCAAGCCCACACCATTTTACTGAACCATTGCTGTTGACTGATTAACTCGAGTTCAGCGTTAGTGAATTGAAGCCTCTCAAAGTTCCCTTCCACATTCACTATCGGCATCTTGTGCCATCTCTGCCTCCAATTGCCCACGCCATCCCTCATCTTGAGTTGGTTAGACCATGCTTCTTGGAACTCCTTGATTTCTTGGTTGTTAGCTCCGAGCATCCTGAAGACACCCTTAGGCATATTGTTAGCCGTGTAATACTCTAGGTTGTGTTGAATGCCATAAGTGAGCATCTGAATTGTTTCAAGTAAGACTTCCATCGGGCTTCTGCCGTAAATAGAATCAGTTCGCTTGTTCTTCTCGAACCAGATGATTTCGTTAGTACCGAAAGGCATTGGTCGAGCGCCAGTAATCCACCCGTATTGGAAGTAGGCTGGTGTGTTCTGTAAATAACTGTTTTGCTGTTGTTCGCTTTCGAGGTTGTAAGCCCAGTTAGCTGGCACGACTTCTGCTCTGTTGTTGAATGTGCCAAACATATCGGGGTTCTTTGTGAAGGTTCCTCCGTCCCTAGCCCAGATTTCTTTCATTTCTGTGCCTGTTCTGTTGAAGACCTTAACCATGACACCTGAATCCAAAGTGAGAGTATCACGAACTACTGCCTTTTGAATTTGGTTGTAGTTCTCCTTGTTCACATTCGGGTTGTGCAAGAAGTCTGTTATCGTGTCAGCGACATTATCGCTGCTTGGTTTCTTCTCGTCCTTCGCGCCTATGTTCCACTCGATGCTGTCTATCTCGTCAATGGTAGTGTTCATTGCCATCTCAACATAAGGGGTGGCTGCTAACCTGCGTATCTCAGGAATATCAACGAACCTAGGATAACCAAATGGAGGCTTGTACAAGAATTGGGGTATGACTGCTTTGTAGTAGTTCTCAGTCGGTTGCGTGGCGTAGCCAACACCAAAAGGTGTGTTGTTGGTTAGTCCGTTCCAGACACCACCGATTACTTGTCCTGCTCTATCGAGATACGAAGCCATGAGTATGACATTTTACGAGGGTAGCCAAACCAAGACCAAGCGAAAGCCCTGCTGCGCAATGACCACCCTCACACTTTCTTTTTTTTTTGAAGACCGCTAATGTCTTGGTTGATGTTCGTATCACCTTTATATTAGCATAGGTTTAAGAAGAGATGCGATTACATCAATGCTACTCGTGGGTTGAGCTGACCGATGTGTTTTCGGAAAAGCTGCTGCTTCTGAAAGAGGAGCAACCCACATCCTACTCCCAGTATCTATTCGAAGTAACTGAGTTGGACGGCTTCAGTTGCTCCATCCCCACTATTAATTTATACTTCTTCTGTGTTTCTCTTAGTGCCTGTTGAAAGTCGGCATCACGCTGACATAGTTATTACGGGCAGGAGAATGATAAAATGTACTTGAAATTAACTAAAGACTTTATTGACAAGTTTGCTGAAAAGCAAGCGAATGGCGACATCACCTTCTGTGACGACAACCCTGACCACCCAGACAAGCGGTTCATGATTGCGACTGAAGAGGGTTATCCATCTTTAAGCAATGGAACGATAACAACAGCCTTCCACTTCTTCATCCCAACAGACCTAAAGGGAAAAGCAATCAAGCTTGAGGATATGAAACTTAATGCGCCAAAAGGGTATATCGACAAAGAGCTTGGAGAGCTTCACTTCGATGCACACTTCTCGCACCACGACCTCACTCGACAGTTCAGGAAGCAAATTATCGAGAATGAAATCAAAAAGCTACAAAAGGTCAAGACAATCATGGAAGCCACCAAGGGCTAGAAGCTGTACACGAGCCCTGATGATACATCTAACGCGTAGCACAAAGAATCTGCGTAATCAGGTGACTTGTCAGGGTCAATAATTTTTATCTTGCCACCACTCGTTCTCTCGTACCTCATCTCATTAAGCTCTTTGATGAGCTTCGAGTGCTTGGGAATGCTAATCCTACCCTCTTCAAACAATG